AACGGGGGCGCCCAGCTTCGGAAACTCGAAGATCCCGGCCATCGGGTTGGCGAAGACCCCGCCCGGAGCAGTCGGGCCGAGAGTTTGCTGCACCCTTGTCTGTTCCGCGGCTTGGATCGCTCGGGCCGCGGCCGGCCGCCAGCGCCGCTGCGCATTGGCGCCACTGCCGGGAGTCGTGCCATTCAGATCGGCACTCTTCGCCCATGGGTTGCCGCCTAGAACCGTGGCGTAAGCCTGCTCAGGGCTCATCCCCGGCTTGAAGCCACGGTTCTGCCAATACTTGTCAAGCAGCCTCATCTGCTCAACGCCGCCCATCTTGCGGATGGAGTTGTGATCCACTCCCAGTTCGCGGGCAGTGCCGCGCATGATCTGGAACAAGCCGTGACCACGATCGCCGCCGCCAACATCCGGCCCGCGGGCCGCAGTGTTGCCGCTGCTCTCGAACATCACCAGGGAAGCAGTCGTTCCCTGGGGCAGCTTGTACTTCTTGTCCAGCTCGCTGGTAGCCAGCAGCAGGTCTGGTCTCCACTTCGAGAAGTCACCACCGCCCTGCGTCCCGCCAGCACCGCCAGACAGCTGCCCCGTGGCCGCCGCCCCGTTCGCCGCGTTGATCGCCTGCGCGATCTCCTGCCCAACGCTGACGCCTGCCGCCTTGAGGATCTCAGCTGACTCCAGCGCACCCTTCTTCATCAGGTCGCCAACTGCCTGCCCTGCTTGCCGCAGAATCCCGCCCGTCTGCCGGCTGTAGGCCAGCTGCATTTCACCCATCGCCCGCTCTGATTCGCGCTTGAAATCAGTCAGCCGACGCTCCAGTTCGATCTTTCGCGTGGTGGCGTTGAACTCAATCTCAGCCCGCTTTCGAGCTGCAGTCTCCTTGTCAACTTCGATGGCACGGGCAGTCTCGAGCGCCGTTGTGTCGCGCCCGCCGATACGGGCGTCAAGGATCTGGCTGTCGATCTGCCCCAGCCGCTCCTTGCTGGCGTTGGACGCCTGCAGCTGGGCCAGCTTGAACTCTTCGCTTCGCCGCTCATCTGCGAGCGTGCGCTCCATGTCAGCGATCTTCTCCAGCTGCTGCCGTCTGAAATCAGCAACCTGCTGCTCATAGCCGATCCGCGCTTCAGCCAGGCTCCGCTCAGTGTCCTGGTTGAGCTTTGCGACTTGCCGTGCGGTCGCCTCCTGGAGCTTGGCTGCCTCGGCCTTGGCATCAATCTCTGCCTTCCTCTGAGCGTCAGCCGCGAGCCTGGCCCGCTCCGCTTCATCTTCCGCCCCGCCGCTGCTCTTCGTCTTCCCGAAGGCACGAAGCGAAAGTGCCCCGCCCACAGCGGACCCGCCAGGAAGTATCGACAGCAGCAGCGGGTTCTCGTCGATGAACCTTGCGATCTGCTTGAGCCCGTCAAGAGCGAAGTCGAACATCTGGCCCAGGGGGCCGCTGCGCAAGCTGCTGATGGCAGAACCCGTCGCGTCAATCAGCGCCAGCACGCCATTCAATGCTTCGGCGATTCCGTTGATCGCCTTCACGATTGCCGGCGCAACCGCCGTGCCGACCTTCTGTTGCAGCTTCTCCCAGCTGCCCAGCATCTGCTGCGTCGCCCGGTCGAGATCCGTCCCGCCCCTCTCAGCACCCTTGTAGAAGCTCGCCCCTTCCTTCGTCAGATCCTGCAGTGCCTTGACGACAAGGGGGTAGGTGATCTTCCCCTCTTCCGCCATCTTCATGACTTCAGCGGTGGTCTTGCCCGTCGTCTTCGACAGAGCGTCGAAGATCGGGATGCCTGCCATCCCGAACTGTTTCAGGTCAACCGTGTAGGCCCGCCCCAGGCTGCTGATCTGGGCGAAGTTGACCGCGAACCGCTGCAGCTTCTCGTTGTCGCCCAGCGCGAGGTCGCCGAGCATCTTGGTGGCGGCGCCAGCGTTCTTCGCCTCAATGCCATAGGCGGACATTGTCTTAGTGGCCTCCAGCAAGCCGGGCAGTCCAAGGCTCGTCGTGTCCGCAGTTCGCTGGAGACTGGCGATGATCTGGTTCGTGACCTGCACATCCTTCGTGAACAGCGTCAGCTGTTGCCGGTTGCGGTCGATCTCGTTGGTGAACTTCACCGCCGCGCCAGTCAGGGCACCAAGCCCCACTGCCACACCCGCCACCGCAACACCGAGCGCCGCCATGGCCATGACGCTCGCCCCACTGGCCGCCGCCACTCCGGCCGCGCCATCCTCCATGCCCTTCATCCGCTGCTGAAGGTCGCCGATCTCGCGCTTCAGCGACTCGCCGCCGATCCCACCCTTGGCGCCAAGCTGGATCTGCTTCCGATTGATCAGCGCCTGAATGGCGGCGATCTCAGCGCCCATCGCTCGGTATTGCTGAGCCGTCGCCTTTGCCTGATCCTGGGCATCACGCAGCCCGCGGTTCAGGCTGAGGATTCCGTTCGCCGCCGCGCCGGCACGGCCAGGGAGCACCCCGATGACCGAATTGAGGGCATCAATCTTGGTGCCCTCAACGGTGCGCTTCAGCTCTTCGGCTTGCCTGTTGAACTGCTGAAGCTGCTGGGCGCCCTTTGCCCTGAACTCAATGTCAACGGCAAAAACTGAACCCACTGCCTGCTACGCCTGCGTACCGGCAGTCTATCGGCGGCGCCTGGCCTTCTCCATCGCGGCCTTCTCCCGGTCGGAGCGCTCCGAATAGAAGGCGTGCCACAGAAGCAGCTCCTGTGGCGTCACCGATTCACGCAGCTCAGAGAGCGTCTTCCCCAGCTTCTCTGCCACCACCATCTGCAGCATTAGCTCGCCGTCCGCGGCGAGTTCCTTCTGCAGGGCTTTTGAGATCCGAGGCGGCCTCAATACCGGCGGACTCTTCATCGGTCTCGACAAACACCTTCACCTGGAGCTGCTCGAGCAGGTCAGAGGGGAGGTCGTTCTTCAGCTCAGCGATCTGCCCTTGCGCGAAGAGGGGACTGCCGTTCTCGTCACGGCACTTCTGGATCATCAGCGTCAGGGGCACCTCTTCAGGCTTCCGAGCATCTTTCTGAGCCTTCTCCCTTTCAGCGAGGGTGAGAGGCGTCGTATAGAACTCGAAGACCTCTCCGTTGGGCAGGTCGATAGTGCGGCGACGTGGGGACATGTCCACGGCGGCCTTCAACCTGGCGAGAGCGTTGCTCATGGGGATGTGGTGACTCCCCTAAGCATAAGTAGGAGTAGGGGAGGGTACAGCACCCCTCCCCGGATCTCCCAGCCGCATTGTCACCACGCGGCGTTTGTATTCTGCCGGGAATCAGACGGCAGGATCTACTGCCTCAGCAGCAGGGTCAGCAGCAGGATCGGCAGCAGGCTCGGCGGCAGGATCGGCAGCAGGCTCGGCGGCAGGATCTGCAGCAGGCTCCACAGCAGGATCAGCCACAGGGTCAGCCACAGGGTCAACGGCTACCTCAGCAGCAGGCTCAGCAGCAGGATCAGCCACAGGGTCAGCAGCAGGGTCTGCAACCGGCTCGGCCTCAGGGTCCACAAGGGCCTCAGGGGCCTCAGGGGCCGAAGGGTCCACAAGGTCCGCAGGGTCCACAGGGGCCGAAGGGTCCGCCTCAGGGGCCGAAGGGTCCACAAGGTCCGCAGGGTCCACAGGGGCCTCGCCGGGCAGCACTTCAGCCACAGGGGCCTCAGGGTCCACAGGGGCCTGAGGGTCCACTGTCGGCATTTCTTCGGGCAGGCCCTCGGGTGCAATCGGATCCACGGTGGGGATCTCTTCGGGGGCAGGCTCGGGTTCGACCGCCGGCACCTCAGGCATCACGCCTTCCGGCTCCACCGCTGGCGCCTCGGGCATCACACCTTCAGGCTCGACGACTGGCACCTCAGGCATCACGCCTTCGGGCTCCACCGGATCCACGCCAGGGGTCACACCTTCTGGCTCAACAGGGGCCTCAGGGTCCACAGGGTCCACAGGGGCCTCAGGGTCCACCACCGGCAGCTCGGGCATCACGCCTTCGGGCTCCACCACCGGCACCTCAGGGGTGATCGGCTCGCCGCCGGGCGCCACGATCCGCACGTTGGAGGTCTTGAACCCGTCTGTCGGGTCGATCAGCTCGACAGTGCCGCCAGTCGGCATGTCGCGGGCAAAGTCCCGGAAGTTCAGGAAATCGCGGAACTTCTTGGATGTGCTGACGGCTTCAGCTTTCAGCCGTTCCCAAATGTCATGCAATTCGTGGTCGCGTGCTGCGTCGGACATGGTGGGTGGATAACGCCTGATTCATTCTGCCTGCGCAGGCATGAAAAAAGCCCCTCGTTGGAGGGGCTCAAGTCTTCTGACCCTTACTCAGAGGTCGATGCCCAGAAGCGAGCTGGGCTGACCGCTGATGCTGTAGCTCAGCTCAGCAGTCGTCGCGTCGTCAGGGGTGACGTTCAGCGACATGCTGGTGATGCTGATGGGCGCCTGAATGTAGATCGACTTGCCATCATCAGGCCCCGTGCCAGCAGCGTTGCTGACAGCGTTCACGTAGAGCTTCACCTCAGCGCCAGCCTGGCTGCGCAGCATCACGTTGGCCAGCAGGCGGTTGGCCAAGCTGGTCTGGTCATCCGTGAACAGCACGGTCATGCTGCCGCTGCCAGAGGCATAGCCAGCCTGGGTGCGGCGGAACTGGGCGTACTTGCCGGACCCGTTGCCGACGCCACAGGGCAGCGTGGTCGTGTCCAGCTCTTCGCGGGTCAGCTCCAGGCTGAACATCTTGACCTGACAGACCGCGCCGAACTCGGCGAAGTCGATCTTGATGTGGTTCTTGGCGCCAGGGGTGTCGGCCGTGCCCGTCCCACCGTCACCGTTCAGGGTGATGGGGGTGTAGGTGGCGTCACCTTCAGCGGCAACCGTAATCGTGTTCGGGGTCTTGGCCACGATCACGTAGGTCACACCGGCGCTGAGAGCGCTGTCGAGAACAGCGCTGCCTTCCTCCGCGAAGACCACGGGATCGCCAATGGCGTAGTCGTGATCAGTGGGAACGCTGATCGAGTCGCCAGCAGGGAAGTCGCTGTTGTCAGAGAGGCAGAATTGCGTCCCCGCAGGCTGAAAGTAGATCGCGCCTTCTTGGCCCGAAAGGGCACTTGACGAGCAGGAAATCATGAGCTTGTGAAATGAACGACAGATGGGGGCGCTGTCGTCAGGTCGGGGGCTACCAGACGCCTACGGGCACAGCCCAAGGTGATGCAAGTCTACGCAGCCGCAGCAGTGAAGGAACAGCTCATCGAATGGCAGTGGTGTGGCCGCTGGTCTGGCGCGATCGTCCGAGGCCCTTCGATGTTCTGCACCCGCGGCCGGTTCACGGTCTGCGGAGCACGGTTCAACCCGACCCAGGCCCGCAACACCTCAGCCGCAATGTCTTCCCCTGGCCGGCTGCCACGCTGCTTCGGCGTGTAGATGTTGCACATCAGTGAGCCCTTGATCGCCTCGACAGGACACCCCACCATGTCCAGGGCGGTCTGGTCAAAGCTGAGCGACACCACGGCGTAGATCGCCGACCCGTCCGGTGGTGTCTCCTGCACCCCGTCGAAAAACACCAGCTCGGCTATGACACCCGCTGATCGCAAGGCGTCATAGGTGGCACGCTCGAAGAGCCCGCGGATCTGCTGGAAGTTGGTCATAGCCCGTACCGCTCCCTAATCACCTTGGTGGCTGCCGCCTGGATCTGGGGAATCCGCCGGTTGCGGAAGGTCGTGAACCATGTCTTCGGCTGGCTGACCACCTTCCCCTCAATCGCCACGCTCTGCGCATACGGCAATGCGTTCTGCAGCCGGTAGCGCTTCGTGCTGTCAACCCGCAGGTCCATGGCATCAGTTCGTGGCTCGTCGGCGCCTTCGGGAGCCACCTCGCCGGTGCCTGGTCCCTCTGACGCGAACCATGACGACCTGAAGCGGCCCGTATCGACCGGCGATACAGCGGCACTGCCCAGCTCTGCCTGCACCGTGATCAGCGTCTCTGCCACAAGCGCATCCATCGCCTTCTTCAAGTGACGCTCAAGATCCTTCGGGTTCGTGAATCTGGGCATCAGCTTCTCAGCAGCAGCTTGTAGGCGTAGTTGGTCTGCCCCGACCCGTAGTGGGGCAACACCTCCACGATCCGCCAGGTGCGCCCCAGGTACAGCACCGTGTCGGCCGTGGTCGGCAACACCGGCAGCGTCGTCGAATCGAACCACATTTCACACGTCCAGCTCTCGGCCGTCCCACCCTCTTCAATCCGGGCCGTCTTCAGCACCGCTGCACCGCAGCGATACTCCTGGTCCGCGTGGGTGAGATCGCCAGTCTCCGGGTCGTAGGCCGGGTTGCCGTGACTGGTGAACACCACTTCGGTTTCGCGGAAGGCGCTCACCAGCTCGTTCGCCAGGGGCAGCGCCCAGCTGTCCTGTGGAGCGCTCATGACCGCACCCTGGCAATGATCCGGCTGCTGCCCGTGCCGACCTGCGCGATCCAGCAACCCAGCACATCAGCCAGCCAGGGGAGCTTCTGCAGCAGGGTCGGGGCGTTGGGGTTGGCTGCGCTGCTGCTCGAGCTGGAGCCCTCGCCAGGGGCGAAAAACTCCTGAGAGAGATCCCCGAGCTGTTGCCTCTTCACCGGCCCTCGCTCACCCGGAACCGCGCCGATACCGCCAGTCACCAGCGATGGGTTGCTGCCCAGCTGCAGCGCTACTTCGGCCTGCGCCTGCTTCACCTGGGCCGGCACCATGCCGCAGCTCGCTTCCTCACAGCAGCACGTCGCACCCTGCCGCGGCCATGCCAGGAACCGCCCTGCCACGCAACACTCGCCCACCCAGGGCAACGTGTTCAGCCACTTGGCCGCATCACGCAATGCCGCCTCCTTGCTCGCTACCGCTGCCCAGGCGTCTGCCTGCAGGCCGCCGGCGAAGTAGGCATCGGCTTCTTCCAGGCTGATGTAACTGTCGGCCGCCGGGTCGGTCAGCGACGTGTTCAGAGCCACGGCAACGGATCATCGTGGCCCAAGTCTACGAAGACATGAAAAAGGGGGCCGAAGCCCCCCCGTTCCCTCTCGCTCGCCGCCTTATGAGTAGGGCGACTTGCACTGGAGTTTAACCAGGGGGATCAAACGGCGATCCCACACCAGGCCGTACTTGCCGGCCTCAGCCAGTTCGATGTTGCCGGGGTTGTCTTCAGGAGCGATCCAGCTGGAGCCCATGACGTGGAAGCCATAGGAGTAGCGCATGGACACCACATCCTGGAAGCTCAGGATGTTGTAGTCGCTGCGCGTCTCAAGGGCCTGCTGAACACCCTCGTTCACCACGCCAGGACCGAACAGGTAGCTGGTGTAGACAGCGTTGGCGCCAGTGCCGGTCACAGGCAGCTGCGAATCCATGATGACCCGCAGGCCGGCGAATGTCGCCACCTTCGTGTCGGCCACGTTCACGCCACCACCAGACCATTGGATGGCCCCGCCGGTGTTGAAGGTTGCGGTCGAGAAGACCAGCATCCCCATCGACTCCAGGTGGTAGTACACGTTCGGGTGGAGAGCCAGAACGCTGAGATCCTCACCGCGCTCGCCCAGGACCGACTTGCAGCGGATCACAGCAGAAGCGCTGATGTACTCAGCACCGCCGGCACCGCCAGACACGTCAACCACGTTGGCTGCCAGGGCAGTGCCGAACAGGCCGCCAAGCTGAGACAGCAGCGTGGCAGTGCGGTTGCGCTCAATCACACTGGCCATGTAGCTCATGATCGCCGCCATCGGATCAGCGCCGCTGGCTTGCTTGCTGAGTTCGTCAGCAGCAAAGCTCAGACCGCGGTGAATCAGGGTCGCAACGCCAGCGTTGGCCTGGATCTTCCGAGGGGTCAGGTAGCCGGCTCCACTGTCACCCCAGGTGGCATTGGACTCCATGCGCTCCTCGAAAGGAGTCACAGGGATGAAACCGGGCACGGTGGTGCGCACACCGCCGCTGGAAGCGTCCAGGGCAGAGTTGCGGCTGATCACACCCGACTTAATGAACGC